AGATCTGTGAAGAGAACTTGGTTCCTGCACCGCCGCTTCTGCAGTAAGCAGCGTAGGTCCACTTGTTCGGATCAGCGAGGTTGTTGGATCCTGTGACGACCTGGACGTTCTCGAGTGTGAAGAAGTTGTTGCAGAACCTATCAGAGTCGATCACGCCAAAGTTGGCAGAGTCTTCCTGACCAGGGTTGCTTCCCGTTACGAACTTCGCGTCGGTCACTGCGAAGCTCGGGAAGAACTTGGCGAATGAGGAGAGCGAGGCGTTCGCAACGGTATTGTCGTTCTTCTTTGCGAGTGTGAGAGGATGCTCGAACTGAGCTCCCCAGTAGAACTTGGAGTTGACGGTCTCTCTCGTCGACCACTCTTCTCCGTTCGTGATCTTGAACCTGAAGGGGAGTGGTGGAGTGACGAGTCTCTTAGAAGCTGTCGCGACCGCGAGGACAGAAGCGTCAGCGCCCAATACGCTTTGCATTGGAGACGATCCTGATGTCACCAAGTGGTCGATTCCACGGAAACCCATCGGAATCGCTGTGGGATCGACGAATCCATTCTCGACTTCCTCAGCAACTTCTACTCTGACGTAGTTTGAGCGGTTCTCGTAGTTACCTTCGACGACGAGTCTCTGTTCGGACTCCTCTCTGTCGAAGTCGTAATAGGCGTAGATGTCGCCGATGACCTTGGCGATGTACCTGTCTGAGGTAGGATCGAGGTTGACGCCTCTGTAGACTTCGTTTGCAACTTCCTTCTTGTCTTGGTCTCTGTCGTCCCACTGGCGAAGGACAACGTCGAACGATCCGTACTTGTTCAATGGGTCGTTGGAGACTACGAGATTCTCGACAGAGACCTTGAAGTTGGTGGACGTTCCTGCGCCGTCGTCGAGGCCGTGAAGTCTGAAGAGATTCTGTGACTTGCCACCGAACTTCTGTGAGACGACCCAAGGAGAAACGGCATGGCCAAATCTGTCCTCAAAGTTTTCGTAGTTGGGAACTGTTGCAGAGCTCTGGTTTCTTCCGAGCGAAGACGTGAGGATGAATGCGGAAGGCTCTCTGCTGTTCTGTCCTATGACCGATCCTGCTCCGTACAGCGTGTTCAAGAGACCAGAACCTGTCACGACAGCAAGCGAAGGATGGACGTCCCAGTTAGCATAGAGATAGTGTCCCGATTCTTGAATCTTCTCTGGGTCTGTGTTGAACACATTGGCAAAGTAGTTTGCAGAAGTGGGATCGAAAGAAGCTGTTATGGCATTTGGATGACGTACGTCTGTGCCCTTGTGACCGTTGAGCAAGAGGACGAACTCCTGCTTTGGAACGCCACCAGAAGAGAGGACGACGGCACCGAGAGCATCACCCTTTGCTGTTGAATCAAGTCCAAGAGTCGTGGCCAAAGGTGCGCTGCTGTCTGAGCCGTGCGAGGACGAGAGTCTCAAGAGAACGCCCGAAGGTGCCATCACGACGCCTCTCACGATCGGAAGCGCTGTGTTGACGCCTGGTGTCACCGAACCGGCGCCTTGCAGTCCTGCGTCGCTGAAGAATGTCGAGCCTGCAGACTCCGACATGAAGCATCCGAGGAAGTAAAGGCGACCAAGCGCGCCGCCATCAGCAGCGTAATCGTTGTTGTCTAGGACGCCGCTTGTTCCCGGAAGTTTCTCTCCGACGACGAAGCCTGCACTGGTGACGCCGCCGGTGACGGTATCTCTCTCTTTTCCGTCACCGACTCCCAAGACCTTGAGGTAGGTAACAGACTGAGCGTTTCTGAGCCATTCAACAACTGCGAGTGGTCCAAACTTCTTTCCATCTGTCTGACCGAACTTGGAGTACCAGTCTGAAAGATTGCCGACGGTGATTGGTACGAAAGCCGGGCCCTTCAGAGATGTACCCACTATTCCTGCTGGAATGCCGACGGGCTGTTGCGTAGTTGGACCTGAGATGTCGATCTCTCTTGCCGTTACGCCTGCGCTTCCGAATTTCAGTTGTGCCATTTATCTGCTCCCAATTTCTTTCTAACTATGTGCCTGAAGTCGAATTTCAGACGAATTGCACGCCACTATTTGTGATGATGAAGTCGATTGCGATGTATTCCACCACTCTCGTCGGAACGACCACGATTCGACCGTTGAGGCGGTTGAGATCGACATCATCCTGTGTGTTGTTTGATTCATTCATCACGACCTGGAAAGCCTCGACTCCGGCCTGTGCCTGAATGAGGCTGAGCTGGAACGAAGCGTCTGCAACGAATCCATTTCTAACGGTCGGAGTGTTCTGCTCGAACACAAGTCTCTGTGCGATTCCGATGATGATGCGCTTGATCTCGAGCATCAACCTGCGGACGTTGACTCTATCGAGAGCCGACTTGTTGATCTGGAGGGTCTTCTGACCGTAGATCACGTAGCCGAGTCTCGGGAAGGTGGCGATCGGGTTGATGCGCGACTCGTAGAGGCGATCCTTGTCAGCGCTGTTCAAACGTACTGCAACGTTATTGACGAAGTCGAGTGCTGCTCTGTTGAATCCTGCCGGTGCGAACCAGGGGTAGGCGACTCTGTCGTTGAAGGCGAGGGCGCCGACGGCCGCGACTGAAGCAGGCACCTTGACCTTACGCCTATTGGCAGTGTCATCGATGAAGACTTCCGGGTAATAGACGGCTGCGTAGTTATTGTCTATGGAGCGGCCATCAAACGTGTTAGTTGTCCTCGTGACGTTCGGCTTTTCAGTCGAATCATCATAGAGCCTGTTTCCGTTATCGTCATATGAGGGGATGTCCATGACGTACATCGAGAGGCCGTAGTCTCTGACCTTGCTCATGACCTGATCGGTGATGTAAGGCTCCTTGATACCAGGTATCACGAGGAGATTGTTGTTGGCCTCCATCGGGTTCGTTGCGATGTCGGCTGCCTGCAAGTAAGACTTGACACCGTTATTGTTGACGTTGAGTCCCGAAGGATTGGAAGGCGTGAGTCCTGAGAATCCGCTCACGCTAGTAACTTCTGCGCCGCCACCTGCGTCGAAGGAGACCGACTTGTCGTTGAGGCGGCGAGCGTCTCTGTTGAGGAAGTTGGTTCCATCGAATCCACCGTACATGAAGTTGGTGAACTTGGCGTATCCAGAGAACCTGTTGTAGACGGACGCCGACTGAGACGAGAGGAGAGTCGCGAGCGTCATTCTCCTTCTGCTGCCCGAAGTCGTGTCTGTGATCGTGTAATCGGTGCTGTCGACGCTAGCATTTCTAATGTAGGCAGCCTCTCTCATGTGGTTGTTGATGGAACTCGTGAGATCGTTGACCGACGTGTTGTAGAGCGCGACTTTTGCAAGCGTGAACTTGTTGTTGTGAAGGTCGTTGGCAGTCGAACCTGTCACAAGAGCATCCAGCTTCTTGATGCCACAGAACTTGGTGAGTGACTCAAGAAGTGGGTTCTTCTCATTGACGACGTTGGCATTGAGAACGTCTGTCGCAGTGGCAGACGAAGCGGTGCTTGACCTCTCGAACTTAACACCCCAGTAGTAAGAGACGTTAGCTTGCTCCTTTGTGCCAGGCTGTCCTATGAATGTCAAGCCTGTGCTAGCCACCTCGCCTCTCGTGACCTTGAACCTGTGTGGGACAGGTGGCATGAAGGAGCTGGTGACGTTCGTTACCGACAACTGACCATAGAGTCTAGAGCTCGAAGGCGTAAGGGTATCTGTGACCTTTGTGAGCGGGTTGACGTTGAGGACCTCAGGACCCTTGAAACCGAAAGGAACTGCCTCAACTGGCACATTACCTGCTTCGATCTCAGGATTCATGACGATTCTGACGTATCTTGAGTTGTTTGAATACTTGCCTGTGGCGACGAGTCGCTTCTCAGATGGATTGACAGCGTCGAAGTTGAAGTAGACCTTTCTATCACCCACGAGCTTCGCCACATAATTCTCAGAATTCGGGTCCAAGGAACAGTTGGTGAATTGTTCGATTACAACTGGGCTGTTATCAGTGTCATTCCAATCGCGGATCTGAACGTTGAATGTGCCGTACTTGTTTGCTGGGTTCGTCGAGGCCTT